TACGTGTCCACCACGGCCTTGAATTCCCTGATGCTCATCGTGTATGGGGAAGGGACCGTTGAAAGGTCACTCTCCATTGTCAGAAGTCTCTCCCTCAGCATCTCTGTTCAGTTTTTTCAATCGTTTCTCAGGTACGTACACCTTACCGAGGGAAGGGAATATGATGGTCCTTCCCGGTTCCTCTGACATGACCCTGCTCCCTACACGGAACTGGGACATGCAGATCTCCTCCACCATCTTCATACTGAGATCGTACCTGTCTGCAAGTACCCTCAGTATCTCATCATGCGTCCTTCTCTTTGACATCCGTATCTGTTATGCGTTCCCACTTCGGTTCAGGAAGAGGACATGATGATGTTCTCCATTTTGCCTTAGTGGGCATGTGACAACCGCATTCTCTGCATCTCTGCATCTCCTTCATGAACGATGGACATGCATGACATGTCTTCAATCGTTCCCTATAGGTCGGAATGGACACATGTTTGAACCCGTCATTGGCATGCTTGACGAGTTCCTGTGCGAATCTCCATACGAGTGTCCCTATCGAATCAGCCATTGTCTTTCAGTTCTGTCAGATTACCATCTTTATCATAGGCCGCACTTATCACCTGACCGAAATGGTTCCAGTACACTTGAAAGACCCTTCTGTCCTTCCTGAGTTTGGTCTCATTTCCCAGATATGATGATCTCCACCCTGCTACGTTCATGGAATATGGGATGTAATGTGTAAGTGCCCTTCTGCAAAGTTAATGCCTTCTTCCCTTTCAATCTTTTGATGTAGGTATTGAGGACCTCCTTGGACATTCCGAGGGCGGCACAGCTCAGTTTCCTGTTGTCCGTCCCGCAGAGTTCCCCTTCACAGTCGAGGAGGGCCCCAAGGACTTCCAACTCCTTGTCGGTAAGTCCTATGGGGCCGTTCCAGAATCTCAGACGATCATACGTGGTACCGAACCGTACCCGCATCGTCACTTTCTCCTCTCCAACTGCCATCTTCCTTCTTTGAATCTTAATGCCGTACTCAGCATCCTGTTGTTGTACCTGTCCGCTATGTCTGAAGGCTTCCCTGTCAGGACTACTATCTCCGAGACGGCTTCCTGAATGTCCCTGATGACCTCCACGGCCTTCTTGGACTCCTCTTCCAGCTTCCTCAACCGGTCAAGGTCACTCAGCGATATGGTTACCGTCCCCTGCATCTACGATGAACATTATCTGGTTCTCCTGTACTACGAGGACAAATCCTGATTCCTGTCTGTCAATAGGCATGATGGCCACCTGACCTCTGAAATCCACTGCGATCATATCCCCTTCCTTCAGGGCCTTGATATTCTCGTCACGTACCAATGGACCTATACTGACAATCTTTAGGATGTTGGTCTCTATGCGCTCCGTGTCCGATTTCAACTGCTTCACTGTGGACTCTAGAAGAAGAATCTCAGACTCCTGTTTGACTTTCGGTCTCTCATCCTCGCATAGGATCCATGTACCTGTCGCTTGAACTTTCATGTATGAATTTGTTATGGTGTGGGTCAAAGGTAGAAAGTATTTCTAAATATGATTCAAAAAGAAACCCTGACACATCTCTGTATCAGGGTCGGATCAGGAATACTCTTCCTAAGGATGCTATTTCCCTATGTTGACCCCTTTCCGGATCACTGCTCTCACCCCGTAATCCTTGTGAGTGAAGTCCCCTGCAACTCCTATGGAAAGACTTTTTCTTGTCGTGTATCCGAGTTCCGCATTTACCATTACAGCATCGATCTGATTACCGTTCAATAGGAATCTCGGACCTATGCCTCCTCCTACGTACACCTGACGTCTGGGGATGTGAGGATCACGGATGACGATGGTCTCTGTGATGACCGGGTATGGGGCCAAATACCTGTATCCGATATTAGGAGCTCCTCTGAGCCGGCCTTCCACTTTGAAATTCACTGCCACCTCGATACTGTCATTCCTGAGAGTGTCCCCGTATGTCCTTGTGGTCACGGCATCATCAAATGCTGAATCACATTCCAGGAGTGTGAGTTCGAGCATCTTGCTATGAGTGCGCAGAACCATAACGCTATCAGAACAATCACCATCAGGACGAAAGACGGGAGGCGTGGGTCTGAATCTGAGTCGTTTTTCCAATCGTCTGACATGCCTTGGGAGGGTATCGAATCCGTGAAGGACAAAGATAGCGTTGGTATCGGCAGGAATCCATACCGTATCCCTTGTCACTGAAACTGTGGATGGGTCGCTGTGATGACCCCATGGATTAAGGACTCCTGAGCAATGGGTGAGGATACACATGATGATCCACAAGAGAAAGGCCGTCCAGGAGATCTGTTTCCAGTTGCTCTTGAGGAACGGTACCAGTTTCTTTTTGGAGAGATGCCAGATCACACCGAGGAGTGCCGCGATACTCATACCTGTGGACTGTCAGAGATGATGGTCAATGTGAATCCATCAGGAGCATGGAGCATGAGGTCATTGAATGCCTTTTTGGAATTCATGATCTCAGGATTCCCGTCCTTATCGAAGTCCGCATATCCGTATCCTGTAAGAAGACACCCTTTGATATCCGATTCCCCTGTCTTCGGGTTCTTGGAGCCGGCATAGTTCCCCCAGTGTATGAGGATCAATGAACGGTCGGGAACATCGGTGACATGGAGATGATCCCCGTATTTTTTGGAGTTCCTCGGTACCACCTTGTACGTTCCCTCTGGAATGCAGCTCTTGGCCTTCTCATTGTCCAGCCATGCGAGCTCAAGAGTGTCACATTCGAATCCTGTCGATGTGGTGAGGTGTCCTTTCACAGAGCCCTTCAGATACTGTCTTTTCAGTGTTGCTTTCATCTTCCCTGCTTGTTGTACTGTTTCTGCTTACGATGCTTGTTCTGATGCTTCACATGGCGCTTCAGCTTCTTCCTGACGCGGCTTCTGTGTGAGGCTACTGTTGCGGTCTTTTTCATGGCCGAAAGTTACTAAAAAGCCAAACCCGCCACAAGGACGGGTTCTTTTCTGTGCCAACACATGGTCGGGCAGATACTACGACCGATCGGGGACACCCCAGTCCAATATCGCAGCGGGGCAAAGGTAATTTGAAATCACAATCTGTGACATCAAAAAGAAACCCATACCGGCCTATACTGACAAGTGTATTGTTTTTCGTTCGGCAGTATAGATTATACCCGTTAGTGAATTACATGTCGTTCAACGGAGGACACTCAACACCGTCCTGAGAGAACATAGGCGCACCCGTCCGATCCAATGGTGGAAAGTGACGCAGACACCTCCGAACCCGCGCTTTCGTTTCGGCCACCGTCTTAGGCCGTGTCTGTGCGTGCAGCAGGTCGTGGAGTAGTTCACGGGTGTAGAATAGTGCGCGGTATTGTTCGTGGCGGAGGCTCATCTAATCTTGCCCTTGATTATCGTATGGTTGTGAACCGTGAAGCCGTTATCGGCCTCCCGTTCCGCGTATGCGAACCCTAAGTTCCAACGGTTAATGGGCATGTACCTTGGATGCAACTCGGAAAGGCAGCCTGTTGACCACGTATTAACTACGTGGCCGTTCATGCTTGGCTCAACGTGGCTGCTCGTTTGGTGGTTATGCCCTGCAATGCAGTTCTCTTTTCCGCGCATGTATAGACCACGGGCGGGGTTGACAGGTGAAAACACGGACTTGCCGAACTCATGACCGTGCATTATGTTGAGTTTACCGAACTTCACGATCCTCATGTCATCTATCAACTGAATGCCGAGTTCACCGAACTTCAAAAGCACATCCATCCTGAAATCAGCAACGTCCAAAAGCTCGGGGGCCTTGCGTCTCAGGTATCGCTCGTACCTTTCTTCATGATTTCCGAGCTTGAAGTAAATCGGGATGCCATCAAACTCTTTTCGGAGTACCCGAAGGAATTGCCGACCCATTTCCAGTTCCTCCGAAAATCGTCTTTTTGCAGGGTCCTTCTCGTAATCTGAAAGCTCATGAATATCGAGAATGTCTCCGTTAAGCATGACCCCGTTCACGTTCCTGTCCTTGCCGTACTGCATCGCAAGAGTAACTGCTTCTACATTATGGTATGGGATATGAATATCGGATAGGATTAGTAGACGTGTAACCGATGGGGGTATCACATACGGTTCCCACTCTACTTCATCGGACTCCGGAAGGAAAAATGGATTAGGAAT